TTCCAGTCTTTCATTTTATTTTTACCAACAAACCAATTCTTGCTTTCATAAAAATCAATAAATGCTTCTGCATCTATATTATTTTTTCGTAAGACACAATAATTTTTAACTTCATCAATTGTTGGTTTTTTAAAGCGCACCTTATTATTACTATATGTAATATTATTATTATTATATACTTTAGTATTAATATTATCTGTTAACTTTTCTTTACAAGGTATGTTAACCAAAGTTATCACCCTTGTTTCTATTTGTTTACTACCCTGTTTATATATATTAACACGCCTAATATAATTATTATCTTCTAAAATCTTTAACCACTTTTGTATTGATATTCTACTAACTTCATATAGTTTACTAAAATAATCAGTTGAAGCTGTGCATTTTCCATTCATATTACACAAAGCAGTTATTTCTGCATAAAGCAATTTAGCATTAGGTGTTAAGCTTTTGCTATATCTTACTTCAGCAGGAATAACCGCATAGTAGTTAGGTTTATCCATTAAATAATATTTATTTTGTATTGATAATTTTTCAATGCAAGTTTAATGTTTTTAGATTGATTAGAAAAATCAAAATAAGATGTTTTAATTAAACATGAAGCTTCACCACTTATAACTTCAAACAAAAGTTCATTATCACAATCTTTAACTTCTTTAACATTATTTTTTAATAAGTGTTTTTTTAATTTTGATCCTGAAAGAAAAACATCTTTATCACCTTTAATATTTTTATATGCTTTAAAGACTTTATTAAAAGTTTTTATATATAAAGGATATGTTTCATAGTTTGCTTCATGTGTATATTCATAGTGATATATTAAAGTTCGGTTTCTATTTAAAACTTTACCAATTGTATTTCTATGTATATCTTCTTCTTTTCTAGCAATATAAGATGCAACTGCTCTTGTTACTTGCAATTCTTTTTTTCTGCTTTTATCAGCTAAAGAACCTTTAGGTAAACCCATAACTTCTGTTGCTATATTACAAATGTTTTTAAAATTGTATTCTTCAGTCATAGTTAAAAAGGTATATCATTATCATCAGTTGTAACAAATTCATTACCACTTTTAGAAAATTTCCAACCTTCTATTTGATTGTAGTAATTACCCTTGTATTCTCTTGAATAAACATTACAATAAATAGTACACATACCACCAACTTTTAGTTTGTTTAAGTTTTCAATTTTATCATCACCAAAAGCTGTTATACATACCAGATTGTTGTATTTGCTATCTGTTTCTATTATACATGATTGTTTAGACCATGCTTTGCCGCTTTTACTTGTACCACCTTCTGCTTCAAGTATCTTTATTAGTTTTCCTTCTATTTGCATTATTTCTTTGATTTTTTGTTAGACTTTGTTTTTACTTTTTCTAAATTGTTAGAATTTATAATATATTCATAACCATCAAGGGCTACAAGTTTATATTTTTCTACATTATTTTTTTTCCACTTCTTTTTAAATGTTAATGTTTGTTTCAATCTTTCTGTATGCTTATCAAGATCATAACCTGTTAATTTTAAATTTTTTACTTTGTATTTCATTTTTATTTATTTTAATTATTATTTCTTTTAAAATCTTCTGATTCATCTTCACTAAATACACCTAGTTCATAGAACCCTGTCATTTTTAGAACAGCCCTAGACATAGCACGTTTTTCTGCCATCTCTAATACATACCATGACATTGTATTTCCATTTTTAAAATCACCTTTTAAAGCTGATCCGAATGTTTCTAATGTATTACCTTCTTTTGTTGCTGTTGCTTTTACTGCTGCAAATTCTTTTTCACATTTAACAACCTCGTACCAAATTTTAATATTTTCAATTGCTTGTATTTTTTCAATGCCACTTCTTGTTATAATTATATAGTGTTGATGTTTAAACACATCTTCTTTACTTAAACCATATTTAAGATATTTTTCTTTTAATTTGTCTTTATTCATTTTTCATTTATGTATTTAGTTAATTTTTCTTTTATGTGGTTGCAATCGCACCATTGTAAAAACTCGTAACTATCAAACCATACAGTTATTTGTTCACCATTTTCATCAGTACCTGCAAAACATAATTCGTTTTCATGCGCCATAAAAGTATTAATATTTATTCTTTTATGTGTATCTGTTTCTAATTCTGGCATTTTCATAAATTGTTTTTCCAGTTCTTCCTTTGTTGGTTCAATGGTTTCAAAGGTGTTATTTATTATTGGTTTATTCATAATATTAAAGTTTTTTTGTTGTTTTTTATATATAATTGTTTTAATTTTTCTAGTTTTTCTTTTGTTCTTTTATTAATATCTTCAGCTTCATCACCATATATATTGTACCAATATGAATCTTTTGGTTCAACTTTTACATCAAAAGTTTCATTGACATTATGTCCTATGTCATTTGAGTATTGAGTTCTTGCTTCACTTACTTGTTTTTCAGTACCAAATATTGTAACATTAGGCGGTTCATCTTCATAAATATTTTTACGATAAAATGAACATATTATACATTTGTATTCCATTAGTTCCATTTAAAAAAGTAGTGAAAGCAAACAACAGATAATAAAGCAGTTGAAATGATAAGTGTCCAAAATGCAAAATCTGTATATTCTTGCACTTGTTCAAGTTCATAATCTGAAAGCCAATTGATATATTCTCCGTATGCATTCTTTTTAAAAAAGAACTCGCCTGTTTCTTTAAAAGACAATTTGAATGAATGACCTGTTAATTTGTTGGTTAGTCTGTACATAATATTTTTTTTAGTTAATAATGACACAAAAGTAAACAAAATAAATGATATTGACAACTTTATTTACAAAGTTATTAACAAAATATGTGTTAATAATGTTTCAGACTAGATAAGAAGTTTTAGTGTGCTTATAGTATGTAGGTATTAAAAACTTGTGAAAATGCCTTAAAAAGCATTATGGTAAGTATTATAACGTATATAATAGATAGTGTTGCTGCGGTATAAATTATTAATGATTTTATAAATTTCATTACAAAGGCATTAGCAGATTTATTGGTAGTGTTCCATTATTAAGTACAACTGCACAACCAATAGCTTGTTTTTTAAAGTTTTTTGCATAAGCTGCTGCATAGGTTTTACTATCAACACCACAACCAACTTGTGTTGCAAATATTCTGTATCTTTTGCCAACATACCATAAAGAATATGCTTCAGTATGGGTGTGACCGCATACGCTAGACATTAAATTGTTTTTTGCTTTTGTTTTAGCTTGTCCACCTTCACCATGTTCATAAAGTACATTATCATAAACAATACTTTCAACCCAATGCCAATTAGGTGTTCCTAAAACCTCGTTGTATGTTTTTAACCACGCTTTAGGAATACCCCCTGTAAAACTTTTTCTAGCAGCAAGGCGGTCATGGTTTCCAATACATACATCAGCATAAGGGAATGCATCATACCATTTAGAAATTTTTTTTATACTTTCTTGTAGCTCCATACCTGCCGACATACCATCAGGATCAGGTTCATGATATGAAAAGGCATGATTGTCTAAAATATCACCAATAAATATTACTTTATTACAATTGTAAGTTTTATATTGTTCAATACAAAACTCTAAATAACCATCTAAACAAAATGGTTCATGCAAGTCACCGATAACTAGAACATTTCTAGTATCGGTTTCTCGCATTTTTTTTAATACCTCAATTTCATGAGGTTTTAACCTGTATCGGTTATTCATTATTTTTTAATCTTGTTAGGTATTAGTTTATTAACCACCCACATAATCTTGTTTAAAATTGAATTGTCTTTTTCTGTTGGTGTTAATCTAACAATAATTTCAGCAATAGCTAATATTGCTAATAAAATTTCTTTCCATTCCATAGTTATCTATTTTTAATTATTAATTTAATATTTTCACCGCCTAAATTTATTATTTCTTTCATCAATAAATTCATAGCTAGTGTTGAGTTACCAACAAAGTCCTGTTGGCGAGTTTGCCCTACTAGAATACAACCCCTTGTATGTGATGGTTTATTACCCCTGTGAAAAAGTATATATGATCTATTAGGCACATCTTCAACTATCATGTGTAAATAATCTCTAGTGGCACTTTCTCTTGCTGTTCTTAAATTTACTTTGTATTCACCATCTGGAATACAGGAAATACTTCTTTGATTATCTCTATAAGGAAGTTCTAATGTATCACAAAACATTTCACCATTTACAAACAATTTACCAATAGTAGATTTATCAGTAAATGTATCACGTATAATCAAAAGATTAACGCCCTTGTCCTCTATAATGTTTTTTGAAGGCATTTTGTCCTTTACTTGCGTTTTTGGAGTGTGTTCCTTTTCGCTTTTTTCTAGTAGATTTAAAAGCACTAATAGCAAATTTTTTAGCCATTTTCTAATTTTTGTCAAATTTGATAAATTTATATATTGTAAAAGCTATTGCTAGTACTAAAGATACAAGAGTTAAAATTTCGTTGCAATCTGTAATACTGAAACCAATAGCACTTCCGTTAGCTATTCCTACTTGTATTGTATCCTTTAGGTCGTTCATTTGTTTTTGCTTTAGGCATTTTATCCAAATAAGATTTTAGCCGTGTTATATTTATTGTTTTTGGTTTGTAGTGGTTTTTCATTAATATGATATATCAGGAGTTAAAAAATCTCTTAATGTTAGCTTTGTGCTTTTTTGCATTGGTCTTTCTAAATTCATTCCTGCGTAATAGTTTGCAGTTGATGGATTAACATCTGCACCACTATTTGTTGAATATTCAGGATAACTAGAAGTGTTGTTTCTTATATAACTAATTAATCTTTCCCTGTAATACTCACCTGTATTTTTTATTTCTTCACGTAAATGTTGCGCTTCTTCTGTACTTAAAGCAGTACCTGTTTCTGATGTTTTTGAAAAAATATTTCCATTTTCAATTTTAAAACGCAAGTACGGAATAGCGTGAAAAAAACTAAAGTTCACCAAAACATCAGCAATAAAATCATCTAAAAGTGTTTTGTATGCAGCATTCCCTACATCACCTATTGTACCTGCTGTTATTAAGTCTTTAATTTTTTGTGTGAGTTTACTTCCTAAAGCTGTTTCTATATACAATTTTTGCGCTTGTCTTATATATGGAAGTAGTAAATCGGTACTGCAATTTAAGTTTATTGCGCTACTATCTTTTAGTTTACTTTCTGATATAAATAATACGTATGCCATAATTATCTTGGTTCTAAAAATCCGTTATTTTTCATTCTCTTAGGTGGTCTTGCAACCAGGTTGTCATTTTTTTCAGCAGTAAAACCTTCACTTCTTGCTTTTGTATAGCTTATTAATTGTGAACTATTAATCTTTGCTTTAGCATTTGTTAATGATGTTTTGTAAATTCTACGCAACCAAAAATGATGACAATTACCACCTCCTTTGTAAAGCCAAATAGAATACGTGTTTGCACCTCTAGGTCCCCAACCAGGATTAACTGCTTTTTTTCCCATTTGCAAAATATCTTCTTTTCTATATATTTTTTTTGCTGAAATCATTTTAGAGCAAAAATCTCTAGTACTCCCTTCTTGTGTTAAAAAATTGTCTTTGGTATAAACGTATCTAACCTTATAAAAGTCATTGAAAGATTTGTTTACACCATCTTGACTACTTCTTGCGTTAGGTCTTGCAGTTCCAGTTGATGCTAATTCTATTTTTTTATTTGCTTCATCATTTAGTGTTTTCTCAAAATCAAAATCTTGATGTTCACCATCTACTATTTCTTCATCTACTAATTCCCAATCTTCTAAAGTGTCTTCACCATATTCTTGAATAAATTTTTCTAATTCTGTAAATTCTTTTTTAGCTTTTATAGGTACACAGTTAGGAACTTCACGCCCATCTTTTATTTTTGTACCTAATGTTTCATATTCTGATTGACATGGATTAGGTGTTATAAATTCTTCTTTGCAATCACATTTATTTAAATTCATTATTTGTTCATGATTTTCACAAGGCATATAATATTTTTTACCATCTTGTGTGTGTACGTGGCTACCTTTGCAACCTATTCTTTCTGCTTCTGCTTCAGCTTCTTCTTTTGTTTCGTATAAAGGCATTTCAATATCATCAGTAATCATTGAACCTACTTTAGCTAAACTTAATTTTTCATCAACAACCTCTTCTTCTTCTTGTAATGAAGGTAAACCTAAACTTTCACGTATTTCATCTTGTGTCATTACTTCACGTATTGTCTTGCTATCAAACTGAACTGTAATAGGTTTTAACTGCTCAAACTCAACAAGCAAATCCATATTGTTTACACTAAATATAGTTTGTAATGTGTCAAGTATATGTGTTTGAAATGGTCTTATAACTGTATTTTGATAAAAGTTTGCTGCATTTATTAATTCATCGGTGTTTGAACTAAAGCCATTTTTACTGTCAATCCCCATAAGGGTTTTTGATGTTACTCTATGTCCTGTTAAAATGTTTTGTACAAGAAGTTCCTGCAATGCCAAAAATTGCTTATCGGCATCTGAAACACTTATTGGTGTGATTTCAGGTGTTCTAGTTTTATCATCAGAAAAGGTTAATATAAACTTACCACTATTTTTAGCCCCTGTAAACTTTTCTTTTAAACTTTGTTCAATGGAAAACCTTTCTTCTTGTGTCGGAACTCCATTTGCAAAACTAATGAAGTATGAACCACTAAAACCATTCTCAATATTATTAAGGTGAAACTCCGCAACTTTTTGATCACATAAAGCCCAATTACAACAAGCTAAATAATCAGGGGTGTGGTATATGTCCATGTTAGGCGAATAAGCACCTGTATATAATAATTGACTAGCAGAAGTCCTATCTTTAGTGTTAAAAGCAGGGATTGGGTAAGGTCTGTTCATTCTTGTATTACTCCAATCTGCACTTATAAAATAAGTATCTACTTTGCCCATTGCATTAGGTCTACCTGCTCTAACTCGTTCTACTGGTACGTGGTGTATTTCTACAATTTCAGTACGTTCTTTATTATAAATAATGTGTAAAGCATAAGCACCCTGAAGTTTAAAATCAAAAGCAATCTTTTTAACTATTTGATGTAAAGTTTCTTTACTGTTTGCGTGTCTAAAAAACTTCTTTAACTTAACGTACATTTCTAGATTTTCATCATCACTTTCAATAACTAACTTTTCACCTGCAATCATTTCGGCAGTTGAATTAATTACTGCTGCATGGGTGCTTGAGTTGTAATATAAATCAATAAGAAACTGTGGATATAAGTTTTTCCAATCATCAGTACCATATTCTATGTAGTCTTTACCACGTACTTCTTGTACTATTGGGGCTGTTTGTGTTTCTAAATTTATACTTAAAATTTTATCGTTCATGTTATTCGTTTTTATACCATTCTGATGTACTCATTATTTCTAATATTTCTTCATGGTTATATTGTTGCAAACCTACTAAAAATACAGGTGTTTCACCTTTAAATTTTAAAACACATTTTGTTGTATCTAGTGACAACCTTAATGTTTCTAAACTTGTTTCTTCTACAAGGCTAAAATCAATTAAGTTTGCATTTATCATTTCAAAAATTACGTATTTCATATTTTATATTTTAAGGTACTACCCTACTAAAATTTGTTCCGTTTACTA